GGTAGTACTTTTTAAATCTACGATTCTATCCTTACCTAGTATATCTGCTTTACCTCTAAAAGGGAATCCCATTACTTCCCCTATTGCAGGAACTTCAAACTCACAGTTAGTGATATAGGACTTAGCAGTTTCATTCTTATAAAAGGCATCAGCTAATCTCTCAGCGTCTCTCTTTTCTTTCTTAGTAAATACCTTGCCGTGTTTCTCTTTGGCTAACTTATAAGCCTTAGAGTTCTTAGACTCTACATCTACGAATACTTGTGAGTCAAATACCTCAGGCTCTAGTATAGCGGTGTGGAATAACCATCCGTCTCTTAGTGCTTGTGATTCAGGAGAACCATACTTAGTAACATAAGTATATGTCTTTGGACTTCCTATTAGCATCTTAGCACTTGAACTACTTAAAGCTGCTTTGCTTAGATACCCATAGTAGAACTCATCTGACATCATATTGTCCAGTAGTTCTTGTTTGTCCCATTCTTTTCCGTCTAATAGTCTAATCTTGCTCATCTATCTTATTTATTAATTGTTTAAGTATTTCAGGGTTTGATACTACACCTTGTGAGTTAGGAAAGTTAAACATCACATACCACTTACCATTTCTTGTCTTATCACTATCACAAGATAGTATGTCTCCTTTAGAATAGTTGTAATAGAAGTCATAGTCGTTTTTATAGAATCCTAGTTCTACTAGTAGTTCTTCTGTCATAATCCTAGTTTGTTTTTCATTTCTAGATTCTTAACCTGTTGCTCTAGTTGTTCTATTCTCTCATCAGCTTTCCTTGCTCTATCTACTGCTCTAATCTTGTCAGCTATTGACTCAGATATAATCCTGTCAAAAGAAAACCTCTCATCCTCTAGTGCTTGAATGTATCTTAGTTGCCTAAATAAAGCATCCTCAAAAGCCTTTAGCTCTTTACTCTCAGACTTCTTAGTCCACTTCATAACAAGTTCTAGAAGCATCTGCATATCTGCATTGTTCTGCAGCTCTAATAAGTTTCTGTCTACTTTGTACATCTGTCTATTTTTAACAAAGATATTAAATAATTTTAATTACACAACTATTCTTCTTTATAATTATAATTGTATGGATTAAATTCTTTAGCCTCTTGGTTTCTTTTCTCTCTTACAAAAGCTATCTCTCTTTCTATAAAATCTTTAGCCTTATATAAGTCTTGTAACTCATCGTCTTTCTTTCCTGCTCTTACTATGTATTTAAGTGCAGAACCTCTTTGAAAATTAAGCTGATAGTCTTGGCAGATGTCTATTACATCATACTCTCCAGTAGCTTCATAGTGTATTGCGTTACCTCTCATTTTTAATCTTTAAGTATTTGTTATAATATTTTTTAGTATCTCGGTATTTGTAGCCTTTATAAATCCCACCATTCCACATTCTAACTAGCTCCTCCTCTGTAGGGAACCTACAATGCTTTTTTAAGAACACTTCTTTGCCATAACAAAGATATAGCTTAAATACCTCCTCAGAGGCTTTCTCAGAGAACATCTGCTCGTGGTAGTAGTTAGTACCATAAATCCTATTGACATCATTTAAAACGCTTCTCTGTATCTGTAGGATGCCATAAGACCTACCACCATCTCCTATAGAGTCAGGATTGTTATTTGTCTCTACAGTCTTTAGGATAGTCATTATAGACACTAGTGTGGATAAAATATAAATCATTTTACTACAAATTCTTTTAGTGAATCAAAAGGAACTTCATAATACGCAGCTCCCTTATTCTTTTTTATTGGGCAGTTTATAATAGTATTGTGATAAGCATAACCCATAATACTAATTACATTAGGCTCTACTGTTTCATTATATTTAACACCTATATAGACATCCTTAGGATTTCCCAATACATTTGAAACTTTAGGCATTATAAACTTAAAATAATTTTTAGTAGCTGACTTTATTTCTACCTTTTTAGAATTAATAATCATATCACAGTCGTCTATGATACCTGAATTATCTAATCCTTTAGCAGGTATATCTACATTGTAATTACTTTCTAGCCATTTACTTGTAAGCATCTCGCAAACAACTCCTCTCCAAGCCTCTACACCACTATACCTGTACTTGCCTTGTTCTATCTTTTTAAACTGTAGTATTTGATTTTTAGCAAAATCTATATCACTTTGTCTTACTTCTATATTTACTGCCATACTAATCTATCTTTAAGAAATCTGCTTGTCCGTGTTCCTTAAACCACTCTTTGTTCTCGTGGTACTTATCAATAACTGCATCTATCATAACTAGCTCATCTACACTAGAACTAGATATTTTGTCTACTAAGTCCTCTATCTTATTTAGAACATTAGTAGTCATCTCAGGGTTATTGTCATAGATGTTATTATAGTTGGTATTGAATACCTGCTCTAACTCTTTGATACTTCTGTTTACATTATACTTTACTGACTCCTTATAAAACTTGCTGCCTTTTAGTGAGTCCATTGTCTCAATTAATAACTGAGATAATAGTATTGCCTTTAAATAGTTTAGTTCTGTCATTCGTTTGGATTTATTATTGTTGCCTGTTCTTCTCTTAGTAAGTAAACTTCTTTGTTACTTCTACTCTTAGTCCACAATGTAGTATCAGGACAGTAAAGTTCTTTGGTGTCATCTAGCTTTAACTCATTAAGCCAAAATAAATAGTTAGCCTTAGGGTCATTAACAAAGTATATCTTGACCATATCTGCAGGCATATCCATTAGCTTGTCATATTTGAGCTTCTCTAGCATCTTGGTCTCATAGTACTTTTTTCTGAACTTCATTTCTATTACACAAGGATGACCCTTAGGGGTTTCTCCTACTGCGTCATAGTGTTCAAAGCCACCACCGCACCAATCTAAGTCCCAACCATCTAGGTTTAAAATCTGTATTACTGCCTTTTCTAAATTATGTACTTTATTTATGTCCATTCTCGTATATCTCGTTCAGTTGTGTAATCCACCTATTAATCTCTTTAGGATTACAAGTACAAGGTTTGTAGTACTTATGATTGAAATATACTGCGTGTAATTGACATAGCATTTCAAACTCCTCAGGAGCTAAGGTATTCTTTTTGTTGTTCCTAAAGTTTGTCCAGTCTATGTAGTCTTGTTTGGTAAATTTACTTTCCATTCCTGCTGATTGTTATTTTGTTAAGTTTATCTTTTCTCTCCTCACACCCACAGTTCTCTCCTAGTATTTTTTTAGTAAGCCACTTAATCCCTGTGTAGGTGGTAATCTTTTCTATTAAGTCTCCTAGTCCCATTTTTTTCTTTTTTCACGTCTCCGTTGTTGTTTTAGCATTATTGCTTTGTCTCTTTCTTTTCTATACTCCCATCCTGTAATTGGGTGTATCTGATTTTTTATAAGTTCTGTGATTCTGTTCATTTGAATAAGTCTTTAAGGTGTTTCTTTACTTTTCTATAGGTGTTATAAAGTGAGTAATAACTTATGTTTGTTTTGTCGCTTAGAGATTGGAAACTCTCTCCTGAGTCTATCAGTTCAAATACTTTCCTATCATACCAGTATAAAGATTCCATTTCTTTATTGAGCTTGTCATAGAGTATTTGATAGTCTATATGCAAATCTTGTTGCAACTCTTTGGTTATGTCATCAAGTCCTACTATATCTACTTTCTTCTCTTTTCTTTTAAGGTCTAAAAACAAAGTCTGCAAGGTTCTATAAACATAGTAATAATTTACCTCCTGCTCGTTGTACATAATATCAGTACCTGACTTAACAAGTCTGTCTATCTTAATGTACATCTCCATCACTATATCCTCAGAGGTATCAGGATTAACTCCAAAGGATTCTACTATGTCGCACCAGTCTTGATGCTTTTTAAAGATTATCTCTAATACCTCCATATTGTTAAATGTAAACCAAACAACAGACACATTATTGTAATCTGATGGTAAAAGTCGTCTTGGTCTACATTGTCTTGGTCAGGCTCTAAGTTAGGATTGTAGTATAACACTCCTGCTGATAATCCGTATATTGGTATAATCTGTATATCTACCCCTACACTTCCAAAATCTATTTGCATATATTATTTTTAAAATGGAACTTCTTGTTGTTTAGGATTATGAGGCTCTATGATATTTCTGTGGTTTACCTCAAAACCTACATTATTTATAATACTTTTTAATCTTATTGGTTCGTCTAGACTTGTTGGTCTACCACCTGTATCAATGTCTTTTACTTTCCTAACGTGAATGAGTGAATACATCCAATCTCTAGGGTGTTGTATATATCTGTGTATTACTAGAAAATCATCAGCTCTGTTTACAAACTTACCTCCTCCTTCTACATCACTAGCCATAGGTGGGATAGGATGCTCTGCATACTCGTGGTTCTGTCCGTGCTTTTTTCTTAAAGCCTCTGTAGCTGCGTGAGTGTTAAGCCATATAGTTATGTTATTAGTCTTGCAGAATATTCTCATCTCGCTTGTTGCTTGGTAATCGTACTCGTGTCCACTCAAACCCTTTAATACGTTCTTATCTTTTATTAGAGAGTTATAAGGGTCTATAAGCAGTCCGTCATAGTGCCAAGCGTTCTTAACGTGCTGAGCTAATTCTAGCACTTGTTTGTAAGTGTATAGGTCATTAGGTTCTATGAACTTAAAATGGTCATTAATCCAAGATACTCTCTTATCAAAAATATCATCCTCTATTTTATTAATTGGCTTTGCTTCTATAAACTCTACCAGTTTTCTTATCAGGGAGTATGGCTCATTCTCAGAGCTAAATACTAGCCATCTTATACTATGTTTTCTAGAGTACAATAACATTAAGTATAGAATCACAGTAGTCTTACCTACGTTAGCGTGTCCCAGTATTACGTTAAAGTTCCCTTTCTTTAATCTAAAGTGTTGGTCTATCTGTGGGATGTCTAATCTATATCCCTCTTTTAATTGTCCTGACCTTACACTTCTTAATTTGTTTATCTGTTCTTCAAAATTTATAAGCATCTGTCTGTAGTTTTTGTCTAAGGTAGTAAATTATTTTGGACTAAAGTATCTAGCTAAAGGTGTGTATGTATTTCCTGAATCATTTTTAATTCTAAATACTGTTTTTTTATTGCCGCTAGTGTAGGGATTATTTATTAATCTATACTCCTTTCCTTCTGTAAAACGAATACTTTCAGAACCTCCATCATAGATAATTATGTCTCCTTTTTTTAAGTTCCTTATTCCATTAGGGTCGCTATAACTTAATGATTCAAGTTGTAAATCTATGATAGTTAATAAGTCTTTGTCGTTATTAATTGATTTTTGTAATATTTCTATTAAATCTAATAATTCTGATTTACCTAAAAATAAACATCTTTCTGTAAATATATTAAATGCTTCTTTCATTGTCTTGTCTTTTAATTTGTAATAAAAAAGGGGATAAGTTTCCCTACCCCCATTAGTTTCTAGAAAGGTAAATCCTCTCTATCAGGAGCAAATGCCTCAGCAGTTACTGCCTCTTGCTTAGGTAAAGAATCTAGCTTGTCTACTCTCCAAGAGGTTAGGTTAGTAAAGTACTTACCTTGCCACTCTCTTGTGTTTACATTAAACTCTACAGATACTAAGTCTCCTACTTTGTTGTATTGTACAAACTTATCTACTGAGTCAGCATAGTTAGCTCCTTTGTACATATTAAAAACGTACAGGTTATTGTACTGTTCCTCTGTCTTTAAGATAAAGTCTAATGACTTAGCTCCATTATCGTGTGTCTTAATCTCTGAAATTTGGTCTATCTTACCGTTTACTTTATAACTCATAACTAACTGTATATATAATTTACTATTCTCTCTGCGAAATCTAATACCTCATCCTCTGATGATGGTTTGTCTTTGTAAAAGTTTACTGCACTAGCAACACTTGATTGTCTAATAATAAACTTCTGTACATCATTGGTCTTTTGAACTGGTGCTGCAGCCATAGGAGCAGGTTTGTTAAGATTGTAAATCAGTTTGGCATTACCATACTGCTCGTTTGTTACTTCAAACTCTATCTCATCTCCTACATTCTTTTTAAACGCTCCTTTAGAGTTGAACGTGAATGTCTCGCCTGTTGCCATAGTTACCTTGTTTCTAGTGAGTATGCTACCATAACTCTCAAAAGTCCCATTAGGCTCTATGTTAGTAATCTTACCTGTTTTCATTTTCTAATTGTTTTTGATTTATTTCTAATAATGCTTCTAATTCTTCTATCCTACTTTCCATTGATACTATCCTAGCTTGGTATAGTCTTATCAAATCCTCTGTGTAGGTCATATCTCTAAGTCTTTAAGCTCTTTTCTAAAGAGAGATAGCTGATACTCAGTTTCCTGTAGCTTTCTAGTGTGATAGTCCTCTGCCCACTCTAGGTTCTTGATGTTTTCTTGCAGGATTCCTGCCAGTTGTTCATTTGTCATAAATCTGATTTTATGGATTAATAATACTGCAAGATATACAAAATTCTTAATAACACAAAATAATAGCAAAAAAAAAGAGATACTAAGTTAATAGTACCTCCTTTTCTACAGATTTAAGACAAATGTCAGACAGACACTTCAAATGTAATACTTATTGTTCCAACTCCAATAACTTTTTCTTATAAATTTCTATCATATCTTGTAACTCCCAGTCTTTTAGCTTGACCATAGTTCTACTCTTAGCTAGTAGCTCATCAGCTTTCTCTTGTCCTAAGTGTTTAGCAAATAAGTATTGCTCTCCATAGCGGTAAGTGTTACAGTATTTACATTGCACCTGTACGTTCTCCTCATCCCATCTAGTAGCATAATGCTTTCTAGACATAAAGTGTCCTGCGTGCATATCTCCTCCTTTGTAGTTTCCTTTCTTGCCACAAGTAATGCACTCTACTATATCATTCTTAGCATAACGCCTCCTGATATATTCAGAGAATACTTTGTCTAGGTTGTTTACGATTGTCTTTCTGCTTGGTTTCTTAGGCATCTAATATCCGTCTTGGTGTTGTAAGAGTAGCTTACCAGTCTCAAAGTCTAGGTCTTTTATAGCTCTGTAGATAATCCTAGAATTTTTTTTTACTTCTTGCTTCTCAGCTTTAGTACTATCAGAACCTAAATTGGTGTACATAGTAGCATCTATCTCTAGTAATTCATTTACTCTCTGTATAACACTTTTGTTATAGTTTTCTGCAATTCTTAGTATTTCTTCTCTCATAATGACTATAGTATAATACTATATATAGTTTGTTGTTATTATTAATTATATATAAATATAATATATATTATAGTATAATACTATATATAGTATAATAAAAAATAAGGTTTTTGTATCTTATAGACAAATAATAACCAAGAAAGTTATTAACTATTTATTATCTTTCTTAGCAGACCCAAAATAATACCCAAAGATACTAAGAGCAACACCCTCTACAATACCAATCATATGGATAAAGATTTCTTTGTTAGTCTCAGGTACTTGTGTAGTAACTACTGTATAAACCAAAAATGCGAATGCTAACAATCCTACTATCCCTGTAGCGTTAAACATCCAGTCAGTACCATAGCGTCTTAGTTTAACTTCTCTATTCCTAGCAGACTCTCTATCACTTACTTCTATCCTGTAAGCCTCTAGGGACTCATTTAAGAGCCTTTCTTTCTCATCAGGTGTCAGACTATCATCTCCATCTAGAATGTCTCTTACAACCCCTAAAACACCCTCTTTAGGCAAAAAGCCTGATAGCTTACCTACAATCTTTCCTAGCTTAGTATCTTTAAAAGGTTTCTTATCCATATACCCAAGTTACATTAGCAGGCTTATTAGGGTCGTTATCAACGTGTATAAACGTCTTAGCTATTCCTATCCTAGTGAATCCTGCTTTTAATAGTGATGTTATTATCTTATGTCGCTTCACGCTATCTGTACAAGCTATATCTGCAGCGTGTCCTTTAGTGTGAGATGAGTTGTCTACTCCACCTACTTTCTTGTTGTGTTCTAGAGTTCTATAACCACTAGTAATCCTAAAAGAGGTATCAGCAAGTGAGCGTGCTTGGTCAAGTCTGCTTAAAAACTCTTTATCCATAGCTTCACTACTTCCCACCATATCAGGACTATCAAACTCAGAAAGTTTAAAATACTTCATATAATCTTACCTAATAAAATACTTGTTAAA